TCAGCTAGCATTTACAACACCTTCGGCATCGCTAGCCAAATCGGGCTTCCCGTCGCTAGCCATAATGCGGCCTGCGATCTCGGCCATCTTCCGCTGATCTGCGCCGGCTGTGTAGCGGCTTACTTCACTGTCAGTTTTGTGACCGGTGATCGACTTTATCAGCTGATTGGAGAGACCCATCTCGGCCATTCGGCGTGATGCTGCCTTACGCAGGCCGTGCATCGAAAATCCGTCCAGCGAGGCGGCGCGGCACTGGCGCATGAACCACATGCCGAAGCTGTCATAGGTGAAGGGCGCTCCCTTCGCGCTAACAAGGTAGGCCAGGTGCCCGACTTGAGTGGCGGCGATGCTCTTCGCAAGCTCCGGGTGAATCGGGATCTCGACCGTCGTATCAGTCTTGAGCTGCTTGACCTTGATCCAGCCATCCTTGACGTGCTGCGGCCCCATCAAACGCACGTCCGACTTGCGCTGTGCCGTATAGAGCGCGAGGTCAAAGGCGAGGCGAGGCATCGTTCCCAGCGCGTGATGACGCTCAAACATGCCGATCTGCTCTTCCTGCCATGTAGGGAAGCCGCCCTTGCGCGTCTTCAGCGCCTTGACCGCCCGCGCCGGGTTATCTGTCCGCATGCCCTGGCGCTGCGCGAAGTCGAACAGCTGCCCAAGCCGCTTGCGTAGATTATTGGCCGCGCTCGGGGTCTTTTTCATCTGGCCGATCAGCGTGTCTATATGCTTGGCCGTCATGGTCGCCGCCGTCCGATCGCCGTACTTGGCGCGGAACCGCTCTAGCTCGCCGCGATAGGTCTCTTGCGTAGACGCTTTCAGATCCGACCATTCGGTACTGCGATAGAAGCGCGTGATCAGGTCATCGAAGCTGCCGGGACGCACCTTCGGCTCGCCAACCTTGATCTGGCCATTTTTCTCCCACTGCTTGTATGCCTCGGTAAACTCCGGCGTGCCAACGCTAGCGGTGACATAAATCGTCTGCCACCCGGTTCGGCGCAAGCGCACGCGCTCCTTCCCGCGATTGTCAATAAACGCGCTGGCGTACTTGGGCAGCACTCGGTTCACTCTAGGTCTGCCCACTCGTTCGAATCAGCCTTCTTTTCCGGGGTGCCGGGGAAGATCACGATTTTGCCGGTGGGGTCTATCTCGATCTTCTGCACAGGGACGCCAGCCCGAGCCATGCCGGCCGCGGCCCTGGTCACGTCCGCCTGCCTGAAGCGTGCGCGCGCCGTCATCGCGCTCCCTCCAGCATAGGGGGTGTGGCCTCGACCCACGCCTCCCGCTCGACTTCTTCAGTCCAGCGCTTCAAGGTCTGGGTATGGTCCCCGCACCAAAGGCAATCGCGGCGGTCGCCATCAACCTGCCAGCGCGTGTCCTCACCGATAAAGTAGGAGGCGTGGGCTGTATCGATGGCGCATCGACCAATCTCGGCATACCGCTTCCAGAAGCCATCGAGTGGCGAGAGGTCGGACACAGGGAATGTCCAACATCCAATCTCAGCCCTTCGTCCGCGCCCGAGCACCTGGGCAAGCCTTGTGCCGATGAACCATGTCTCTTCGTCGATCCAGCCTATCCACCTGCAGGCGTCCTTGTCGGTATAGACGGTGGGCAGAGCGCCGCCGAACCTAGCCTGGACGAGCCACTTGCGCAGATTGGGGCTGTACTTGTCGCCGGTGAGCGCCAGGAGTTCCTGCAAGGTCACAACACCGCCTCCGCGCACAACCCGGCCACCAACGCCTCCAGATCGGCCACAGTCTGGCAGCGCTCGAAGGCTTGCTGTGTGGTGTCGCCGTACTCTTCCTCGATGGCCTGGCGAACGTCCATGGGGCAGCAACCGTCTGTGTAGAGATCGGTTAGCTCTGTCTCAGGAGGGAGGTCGGGGAGATCGCGGCGTAGGGCGCGGGAGAGGGTTTGGGGGAGGTTCATGCGGTCAGCTCGGCATAGCGGGCGAGGAAGAACTCGCGAGCTTCGATCGGCGGCATCGGCGTGATGTCGATGTCCGCTGGCGTGCGTCCACGAGTGTACTGCCAATCGTCGCGATTTTGCATGAGCGCGACTTGTTCGGTCGCAAGCATCACGATGTCAGCTTCCTTGACGGACGGATCGAGGGGTAAGCTTAAGCCATAGCGTTTCAGCAGCACCGTTTCGATCGCATGCTCTATCTCCCGATATTGCGGGAGCAGGTCTTTGAGCGGCTTGGCGACATCACCCACGAACGCCTCCGCAGCATCATGCATCAGGCCTGCAAAAGCATGCTCGGGCGGCACAATCTGGCTGACGTAGACACTGTGCTGTGCAACCGAATAGAACTGCTTGCAGTGGCCAGCAAAGCGGCAGATGTGCGATAGGCCGTGCGCGATGTCGCTGATTGCGAACGTAGCGCTAGTCGGATCTAGGAAGTCAAAATACTCCCCGCTGGCTAGCAAAATTGTTGGTCCGACGATGCGCCGGACGGTCGGAGAATGTTCGATCTGTGTACTCATCACCCGAACACTCCAACAACAACCACCATCACCACCGCCATTGCGATAGGAACGATGTGATAGGACCGGGGGCGGGCAAGCTTGGCGCTTACCAGTTCAGGGCATGCTTGGGACATGGTGAGGCCGGTGTGCTTAAGCATCGGGCGCATCCTGACGGACCGGGCTGTTGCCTTCGGTCGAGCCGGTACCCGTCTCGCCGCTCCGCGCTGCCATCCCTTGCGCACGAGAGGACACGTCATTTCGCACCGCCCCACGCGGGTGCATGATCCAGTTATAATCCAGATCAAAATTGTGAGCGTTGCCGATCATGTCGTAGCGATCACTTGAGATCGAAACGCGAGCGAAGGTCCGATAGCCCGCCTTTGGGTTGACGGGGCATCTGTGAACATGGCGTGCGTCAAGCCGGATGAGGTCAATCGGCTCGTACTGGACGATGTTCTCGGGTCGCGCCTGCTCCTCCATCTGCCGCATTGAAATCTCGTGATTGTCGGACAGAGTGAATGGCTGGACACAGAACTCAGTCGGGTCCGCATCAGCCCAGATGTAGCTTACATCGTCAGTGCCGAAGCCATCAGTGTGCCAGCCCAGGCGACCACCCAAGCAACCCGGCTCAACCCATAGCCGCTTGACGGTGAGGTAGACGAACTTGCCGTCAGCGTTAGCGCCTTCGTAATCAAGCGCGGCCTCAACCAAGGGTGCATATCCATCGACATAACGGGGGATCGTGACCGCCGTCTGCCCGGCCAACCGCACCGGCATGTAGAGGGTAAACATCAATTCGCAGTCGGGAATGCAGATGCTGTCCACGACGGTGGGTGCCTCTCCATATTTCATGGCAGCACCTCGAAGATATAAAGGCCAAGCTCCATCTGCACGAACACGGCACAGAAGCCGACATAGGCAAGATTGGTGTCGCGCGGCATGGCAGCGCCGGTCTTGAACGCCATGAACTGACGGCTCTCAAGTGGAGCGTCGGTATCGACTACCGCCCACAACCAGAACATGCCGCCCTGGTCCTGCACGCGGATGATGTCGGCACCCGTGGGAAGCTCCATCGTGAAGCTCTCCAGCACCGGCATCTGGTACTTGAAGATTACCTTGCCGGTCGCGTCGGACATACGAGGGCCACGCAAGCTCTCATCCCAAGCCGCGCTAGGGATAGCCACCGCCTCAGCGGCAGAGACCGCCTGCGGGCTCTGTTCATGGGTAGCCCGGTCCGACTTGTCGGAAGCGCTCATAGTGTTTCTCCCATCCCATAAACCACGCCATTGAGCGGCACGTACCAGTCGTGTCCCCTCTCTTGCTCAGCCTCGATGGCCCGCTGCGTCTCTTGGCGGTCAATCTCCTCCGCGATCCCTTCCGTGTCGTAGGGATCGAAGGGGTAGCAGTGCCGGCCTTCGCGGAGGTCGCCCGAAGCGTGATGTCCGGTCATGTAAAAAGCCCTCCGATCCAGTGGGCGAGGCCGATCATCAGGCCCCATGCAACGCCCAGCACTGCGCCGAGCAAGACGATCAATCCGAGGCAGCTAAGACAGCCGATCTCGGCGGCTACTGTGCGTTCACCGCTCATGGGTGGGAGCCTAGGATGGCGGCAGGGCTGAGTTCCGGCACTTCCTTGCCGAGGACATAAGTCGTACCCTGCTTGATTGGCCGCTTACGTAGATTGCCGACCACCTGCTGAAGCTCATGGTCGTTCTCGGACACATGAAATTCCCAGTCGAGCACTGCGTCAGGCTTGCGCCACAACGTGATGTACCGGCGCTTCTCCCCCGCCTCATCGCTCGCAGCGTTCGCCGGTTCGTTGGATGGGGTGGTGAGTTCGATGAGCATGTTCGCCGCGCGGATCATATCCTCGCCGTGCCGGTCGTTGCCGATCTGTGCCACACGGAGTACTGCGGCGAGCCTCGTAGCCTCCCGCGCCTTGTCGCCGTCCATCTGCGGGGCGAACTCGGGTGCGGAAGGGGTTAGGGCGGCGATGGCGGTTCTCAAGTCCTGCCACTCATCGTCCGGTATGATCCAGCCCATCTCGTTGTTCCGATAGCGATGGGATTGCGATGACACGACATCGAGCGCGGACATTGCCTTCGCCACCGCTTCCACGTTCGCCACGGATGGGGGAAGTGGGGCGACTGGCGGGTGGGGAGACGTCCAAGATACCGGGCCGACTTCGTTGTGCTCACGGTCAATCGGTGTGCCGCACCGCTCGCAAGTCGGCATAAGCTGGTTGTTCTGAAACCAATGGCGATGGCTCAGCTTATCGCCCGCCGTGCGGAACAGGCCGTGACAGGGGTGCTCGCTGATCGGGCGCTCCCCCGCCCCGCCTTGCGCGTCGGTGGCTTGATCTCGGGCGCTCATGATTGCGGCTCGCGGGCGGTGAGAACTTCGCGAACATTCGGCGCCGGGATGTTTTGGCCGGTGGCCTGCAGGAAGCACGCTTCAGCCAGAGCAACGAACTGGATGGCATCCTTGGCGTTATTGACCGTATCGATCCATTCGCTCGGCTCGCTGATGATCGCTTCGATCGCTTCGGCAAGCTTGAGCCACATCGCGCAGACGCGGCGCTCGCACTCGTTGCCGTCCAAAGGCAGGGCGACTGCCAAGACGATCTCTTCGTTGTTCTCAACCATGATACTCTCCTCCCGCTGGCTCGCTGGAGCTGGTGGTGATGTTGCGCAGGTGTTCAGCAGCCCTCTTCGCCTCCAGGGCGCAGGCGTAGCTATCGAGGGTCTGTTCCCGAGCGTGGAAGTGGTGATTGCGGATCGCCCAGGCGTTGACCTCAGGCTTCCCGGCTTGGAAGGAGCGGGGGTCTGGTGTCACAGGGCACCGCCAGTCGAACGCAAGCGCAGGGCCATAGCGACCTTCTCGGCACCGCTCAGATGGCCGGCCGCTTGGTTGCATTGAGCATGCGCGAGCAAGAGATTGCTGATGTGGTTGGGACCGCCATGCGCTACTGCGACAAGGTGCTCGACGGTCACGTCACCTTCCAGCGCAGAGCCGCAAAAGAAGCAGTTCGACCCATCGCGGGTGATCAACGCTTCTACCGTCGCACGATCTTTGCGCCGTCCTTTAACCGCCACCGGAGCGAGCGAACCTTTCTGGGCCTCCAGATGCTCGCGAGCCGACAACGCCTCTGCATTCCACGTCTCCCCACGCTTGCCTCGGTAGATCACGCCCACGCCATAGCGGGTGCGAAACCGGGCAATCTCGTAAGGGTTGGTAGGCGCAAGCACTTCGCCCCCAGCTTCGCAAAGCCGGGAAGTGAAGGCCGTAACCGCGCATGGCTTCGACTTGCTCACGCCGCCTGCCTCCGCTCATGCCGCTCAATCCGCAGCTCAGCCAGCTTGACGCGGCCCCACTCACGATAGGCATCGCGCATGTTGGCCTCGCGGTTAGCCGCCCAAGCCTTGTCGAAGGCGATGTCGCCGGTCGCATGTACGCCGACGCTGTTGGCAACGCCGATGATCGGGCGACGATCGTATCGAAACTGCCGGTGGATCATCTCCAGCTCCAGATCGATGCTGGCGCTCGGGTCCGTGCGATACCGCAGGCACATGGCCTCTACTTCGTGGAGACGGGCGATGTCGGCGGTGGTGAGGGTGAACTTAGGCATCGGGTACCTCCGTCCGCGCCGGAGCCTCGACCAACTTCCTGAGACGCCAGGCTTCCGCAGAGATCGAGGAATAGCGCCCTTGCAGGGTGGCTATCTCTGAGAGCCGGGCTTCCTGTCCGCCATTCGGGCAGCGCAGTGCTAAATCGACCGCATAGAGTTGCGCCCGCATCTCGCGGTTCTCGCGCTCCAACATCTGTAGATGCGAGCTTACGTTGAACTCCACGTTCTCGCGCAAGTAGTCCTCGCACGAGTGCATGATCCGCTCGTAGAAGTCCTCGGATGCACGCTTGATGATCGGCTCAAACGCGGCGGGGTCTAGCTGAGCAACAAGCGCTTGCAGTTCGAGCGCGTTCTTGTCGGAAGCGCCCCTCACGTGAAGCTCTCCATCGCCGGCTGAAGGAACCAAGCCATCGCGATCCCGCCTGATATGAAGCTGGCAACGCAGAAGAACGCGATGTCAGCCCAGGTCCAGGGGTGGTCCTGCTGTTGAGGCTCAGAAAGCCATGCAGGGGCTTGGCGGAGGTCGCCTTTGTCGAAGCGGGTCATGCTGCCAACTCCGCGATCAGCGCTGCGATCTGCTCGGTGCAGTTGCGGTTGGAAGGACGCTGTACGAAGCGCGCGAGGACTTCCGGATCCTTGCGGTCCTTGCCCCAGGCGCCGGCGTAGAACTCGATATTGATCGCCTCGAGGCCGGACCTCTCATCAACCAGCGCGTCGATGAACAGATCGACCTCTTCGCGGATCTCGATGAAGGTTGCCGCCGTCAGCGTCGTCTCGAAGTCGGTGCTGGTGGCAGTCCAGGCCATGATGGCTGGCAGCTGCGGGTCGTGCTCGATCGACCAGCCTTTGTAGGGGTGGGCGTTCTGTCGTGTTGCGGTGATCTGCACTGCGGTTCTCCAGGTGCCGGGTGGCTCTGGCCGAGTGGGCTTGGGGCCCACTGGGCTGCTGGAGAACACAATACGGTTATCGTATGCGAGCTGTCAATACGCTTTTCGTATTTCTTTTCGATCAAGCGCGCCGACCCGATTCGGGCTTGATCCGACGTTCTTCATATGTTCCAATTATTAGGTCACAACGAGTCGAGCGGAAGCAATGCGATACGGTTTTAGAGTGGAGCTGTTTGGTCGTCCTCTGGCGCCGATCCGAGACAACATAGACGAGGCGCAGCAAGACGCGGTGCGCCTGAAAATGGGCGACTTCGACGAGGACGGGCGGTTCTATTTGGACGTCGGGGTAGAGCTTCAGCCTAGACCCATCCGCACCGCGAAAGCGGCTTAGGCATCCATCCTGCGTAGATGCTCCGCGCCGATCAGCACGGAGACAACGCGCCCGACGATGTTGATTGGCTCGGATCCTAGAGCGATGCCCTTATGGCTAGGGTCCGTAGAAAGTGGCACGAGACGGGCCGGGTCTTGGACAAAACGCTTGAACGTGAATTCGCCCGCCTCGTTACCGAGGACGTAAAGATCGCCTGCAAACAGATTCTTATCGTTCGGGTCGACGATGACATCGCACCCAAACGGCGCAATCTTGTTCATGCTCTCCCCGTCGACCTCGAGAGCAAACACCCCCTTCGGCAGATTGGCGGGCACCTCAAGGCTTCCTGAGGTTGCGGCCAGGGCTTCACGTAGAGAGCTAGCCGGGACCATGCCGATCCGCGCGATGCGCCTTACAGAAGGGTCTGGCCCTTCGTCCATCCCGAAGTACCGTACTAAGATCGGCATCTCGCGCTGCTGAACCTTGCGTTCCCCCTTGAGCATCTCGCTCACGCGGGCCGGCGCAATGCCCAACTCTTCGGCGATTTCCTTCTGGCGGACTTTGCCCGAAGTGACCCAACGCCTTAGCTCTACGAGGATGTCGTCATGAGTGATCATCGGGCGACAGTGCGAACTTCGTAGTGCGCGGTCGATAACGAACGTCGTATTTTCACTTGCACCTGAGATACGGATATCGTATTTCTCAGGAATGGACACAGTCTCAGACATCCTTGAAGCGCTCGGCGGCGTGACCGTCGTATCGAGCGAGACGGGCATCCCGCTCACCACCGTTCATAGCTGGAAGCGTGCGGGCTACGTGCCGCAGTGGCGCGTTCCGACGCTGCTTCAATTGGCTGAGCGCCGTGGCAAGCCGCTCACGGAAGGAAACTTCCCCAAGCGGCACGCAGCGGCATGAGCGCGCTCCCCCATCACCATGAAGGAACTCGAGTATGCACGGAACTGGTCTGTTCGACTTCTCGCCGCTTGAAACCCGCGTCACGACCTCGTCGGCAAGGATGCGCGCGGACATGTTCCGCCAGCGTCTCGCCGTTGCTTCCGAAAGCGCCAACATTCGCAAGGTACTTGGAGAACCGGTTAGCCCAGTCCTCCAAGCCTATGAACGCCTGTTGCGCGCTCAGGTCGACTTCGCTGAGGCCCAGCTTAAGGTTGGCGAAAAATCTCCTCAACATGATGCAGGGTCCGCTGAACACGTCGATCCAGTGCCGCATCCGTAACCATACCCGCAGAGTAACTGCTCTCCACATTTTGACAGATGTGATCACGCATCTGCTTCCGAATAGCCGGCGAGTAACTGGCTTGAAGGATAGTTTGCAGGATAAGCGTGCAGGCGTCGTTGTGCGCTTCAAGCCGCAAGACGCGTTCTTCCAAGTCCATTCTTCTCTCCGTGCTGGTCTCGACAACCGCACAGTGACCGAAGCTGGCGGGGCTAACAACCCTGCCAGCGGAGGTGTCGCCTGATGCGCACCCCCGAACCCGCAACAGACGGCCAACTCATCGCCCGCCGCTACTTCATCAACCTCCGCAAGCCGGTTCCCCCTGCTCAGCATGGCCATGGCTCGTCGGAGAAGGGGGTGTGAGCGTCCTTGCTACGCTCCTCACCCTCTGGACCCTCGCGTCCATTCCTGCCGGCATCCTGCTCGGCAAGTTCATTCGGTTCGCCAACCCCGGTGAACCCTCGGTGCAGGACGGGCTCAACACCCCCCGCGGCTCGTCCTGCACTCTTCCCGATCCCTTCGCTCATGCAGCGTTTTCTACATCGCAGGTGCAGCAAGATCATGACTGACAGCAACAAAGCGCAACATAATTTGGCCGAGCGCTTGGCCGAAGTCGTCCGCAAGCTCGAGCGCGCCGGTGAGCTGCAAGAGATCGCTCGCAGGGTCGATCAAGAGGTCCGCGATCTGCGCCGGTGGGCCAGTGGCACAACGCTTCCCGGCCACGTTCTGGTGGCGCTGCTGGACGAGCTGCCGCGTCATCACGCCGACTACCTTATCGGCAACACTCGCCTTCGCCTCACCTGCAAGGACACGAGCGAAACGGCCACGGCGTTCCGTGCTGCTGCCGCCACGTCGTCCTTCGTCGCCGAAGTCGCTGAGCGCATGTCCGATGGTGAATGGTGCCATCGCGATGAGGCGGTCGCGAAGGAAAAGGCACGCGAGACGATCACCGAACTCCAGCACTTCGTGGGAGAGTGATCATGAACAAGCCCGGCATCATCACTCGCGGTGTTCGTCTGCGCATGGACGCCCTCGCTGAACTGGTCGCGGACGGCGCTTCACTGGGCGCAGCCGGTGAGGCGCTGAACCTGACCAAGGGCGAGGTCGCCAACGCCTGGCGCAACGTCAAGGCTCAGCTCGGAGCGCAGGCGATATGATCGACGTCCACCACAACAGCGAAGCCATGGCGCGTGTGCTGGTCCAGTATATCGCAGACCCGTTCAAGGTGCGCAGGCTCGTCAAGGCCGAATTCCAGCGCGCTCCGAACATCGACACGATCAAGGCTCTGCGTGCCCGCTTCGAGCGCCCCGCACCCGCGCCGATCAATCACACCTGGGAAATTGATCTGCACTCGGAGCGCATGAAGGCCGCGAACGCCGCCTTTCTGAACGCAATCGAGCGTGCCGGTCGGCAGGTGGTGCGACCATGACGTCTATTCACATAACCGTCCCGGGAACGCCGCAAGGCAAGGGACGCGCTCGTTTCGGCAATGGCCGCACGTACACGCCAGCCAAGACGGTCGCCTACGAAGGTTTGATCGCTCTCGCTGCGGAGCAGGCAATGGGTGCGTGCGAGAAGCTGGAAGGGCCAGTGTTCCTCACGATCACGGCTACTTTCGACATCCCGAAGTCGCGCGCCAAGAAGGTCGCGAAGACCATGGTGAACGGCATTGCTTGGCACACCGCGAAGCCTGACGGGGACAACATCCTCAAGGCAGTGGGCGATGGCTTGAACGGCATCGTTTGGAAGGACGACAGCCAGGTCGCCTTTTCCAAGTGCATGAAGATGTACGGTGAAAAGCCTGGCCTCGATATTCTTGTCGAGGTGCTGCCATGAACGCGTTCGAGCGCCACGGCATCACGCACCTGAGTGCGTCCAGCGTGAACCTGTTCATCGCGCAGCCCGCGCTGTGGGCGTGCTCCTACTTGATAAAGAAGCGCACGGCAGTCGGGCCCGCTGCGCACCGCGGCACCGCAATCGAAGCTGGCGTTGAAGCTGGCTTGTTCGATCCTGAGATGCCGGTCGCCGAGTGCCAGAAGGTCGCCAGTGCCAAGTTCCACTCGCTCACCCGTCTGTCGGCGGATGCGAGGATCGAGAAGGAGCGCGAGACGATCGAGCCATCGGTTGCCGTCGCTCTTGCCGAACTGCGCCAATACGGTGTACCCGAGAAGTCGGCGGACGGTCGCCAACATAAGCTCGAGATCACCATCCCCGGCGTGCCAGTGCCGATCTGGGGCTACCTTGACTTCAACTGGCCTCAGCACGGCATCATCGTCGACCTGAAGACAACAGCTCGCATTCCGAGCGAGATCAGCGACGCGCACGCACGTCAGGGCGCGCTCTACCTGAACCACGGTTCAAACTTGCAGATGCGCTTCGCCTACGTCTCGGCGAAGAAGATCGCGGTCTATGTCCTGGATGATGCGGCTCGCCATCAGGCTGAGTTCGTGCAGGCCGCCCAGGCTATCGAGCGCTTGCTTTCCCTGTCCGACGATAGCGAGGCGCTGACCCGCTGCTTCGCGCCAGATCTGTCCAGCTTTTACTGGGGCGACGCTAGCGCGCGCCGCCTCGCTCACGAGATCTGGGGAGCCTCCCCCGATAGCGCGCCGCTCGCTCTCCAAGCGGCATCCTAAGCAGAGAATGAGGAACTAGATTATGGCTTTCATGAGCAACCCCAACAGCGGCGGCGAAGGCAACTTCAAGGTCTACGTCAAGTACAACGCCAAGGCGGGCCGCTGGTACACGAAGAAGGACGAGAAGGACGCGCCCGAGTTCGAGGTCACCAACATGACCGCGATCTTCGACATGGAGAACATCCGCACCGGGTGGTTCCTGTTCGCGGCGGGCGTTGCTCCAGCGAAGACCTATGACCCTTCGCTCTCGCAGGCTGCGGCCAAGCCTGGCGACGGTTTCAAGCGCGGCTTCGAGCTCGACGTGTTCAGCGAGAAGAACCTGCTGGGCGTGCGCGAGTTCTCGTCGACTGCCGGCGTGGTGATTGAGGCGATGAACGCGCTTCACGATCACTGGGAAGCCGAGAAGGGCGCCAACCCGGGCAAGCTGCCGGTCGTGAAGTGCGCCGGTGTCGCTCCGATCGTCGGCTCGCATGGCACCAACTACCAGCCTCAGCTGGAGATCGTTGGGTGGGCTGACCGTCCGGCTGATCTGAACGGTTCGGCACCAGCTGCCACGCCTGCTGCTGCTCCGGCACCGGCCCCCGCTGCAAAGGCTGAACACGCTCCACCGCCTGCCGCTCGTGCCCCTGAGCCGGCCACCGCAGACGACGTAGAGTTCTGATCGGACGGGAGCCGGCGTTCCTAGGCACCGGCTCCCTCCACCGCAGCACAAGTGAATGAGGACTGACGTGGCCACAGTGGTGCAGTCGATGATAGAACCGGACGCAGAAGCGATCAAAGCGCATCTGTGCGTCCTGTTCGAGCCCTGCTCGGAGCACTATCCGCAGGGCCTCATCGAGTTGCGCTATGGGCAGGACAAGCCCAATCAATCGACCTACTTCGCCAGCAACGAGAACGGCATTGCAGATGCCGTCTCGTTTGCTGCGAACCGCAGCCGCGAAGGCTGCAACGTCTACGTCGGCGTCAACCCCCGCAAGCCCACCACCAGGGGTTCGGCGGAGGACACCGATGTAGCTGTTGCGTTCTGGCAGTTCGCCGATCTCGATAGCGTCGAAGCCGTCGATCAGGCCGGTCGCCGCATGAAGGCGCTACCGCCGACCATGACGGTCACGACCGGCACGGAACCGCATCGTCGTCCGCACCTGTACTGGAAGCTGGAAGAGCCGGTCGGCAACATGCCGGCCTGGACCGAGCGCCAGCGTGGCATCGCGCAATCGTTCGATGGCGATGCGGTGATCAACCCTTCGCGCATCATGCGCCTTGCAGGCACCGTGAACTATCCGCCTCGGCATAAGCTCGAACGCGGTTATCGCATGGAGCTCACAAGCCTGCGCACGCAGTTCAGCGATGAGCGCGAGCCCGTCTCTCCTGAGCAGATCAGCACTGCCTATCCGATGCGTGAAAAAGCGGGGGATCCCCACCTTTTACAGCAAGACGGGCAGAGCACCCTGCAGGCCATGCGCCGCACTCAGGTGCAAGACCTAATTGATGCCTGTCTCCGTGGCGATGCCTGGCACAACCACATGATCCGGCTCGTTGCGCACCTTGCGTACAATGGCAGGACTTCAGCGGAGATCCTTGCCCTCGCTGATCACATCACCCTTCCGGGCTATAGCGTCGATCAGACGCGACGGGAGATGAACACGGCACTGGAAGGTGCCCGGGCTAAGTGGGCACTGCCAGAGCCAGAAGACAGCGTAGAGGTCAGCGAGGCCAAGCGCGAGGCTGAGACTAGCCTCGACGTTATAGACGCATTCGATTTCGAAGAGTCCGCCATCCCGGTTCGCCCTTGGATCATTCCGGGCGTCATGTTGGCGGGCTACACACACATGTTGGTGGCGCCGGGCGGCTCGGGCAAATCGCTGTTCACGCTGCAGCTTGGCATCACGCTGGCCACCGGAGCGGAATGGGGAGGATGGGCGCCGCGCAAGCGTGTGCGTACTCTCATCGTGAATGTCGAGGATGACATCGACGAACAACGCCGCAGATTGTCGGCTGCGCGTAACGTGATGAAGCCCGATGAGGCTCTTCTGCCCGGCATGATGCACCTGATCCGCAACGCGGAGAGCATTGTGGTCGCCAAGAGTGACCCAACCCGCAAGGCTGTCGTCTCAACGCCCATCGTCGAAACCCTGAAGCGCTACATCATTGAGAATGAAATCGGTGCTTTGATTGTCGACCCGTTCGCGGAAACGTTCGAGGGCGACGAAAACAGCAACAGCGAAGTCAAGTGGGCTATGCGGATTTGGCGCGACGAGATTGCTCGTCCGACTGGCTGCGCCGTCTATCTCGTCCATCACACGACGAAGTACGCCAACGCTGGCGCAGGCGATGCCAATGTCGTTCGCGGCGCAGGCGCGATCGTCAACAGCACCCGTATCTCCGCCACATTAATGCCGATGACTCAGGATGAGGCAAAGCTGCTTGGGATCGATCCCGAGAAGCGCAACCGGTACGTTCGTTACGATGATGCGAAGGCAAATCAGAGCCTTCTCTCTGGCAAGGCCCACTGGTTCGAGAAGATCAGCGTCGAGATCGCAAACGGTACTGGCCTGACCCAGGCTGATGAGGTCGGCGCTCTCGCGCCATGGACGCCGCCAGACGCCTTCAATGACATCAGTACGCACCACATCAAGATCGCACTGGAGCGCATCAGCAGGGGCATGGAGGGAGAGGACGGGGCGCCTACGGGTGAACGCTTCTCGCTCCATAAGGCTGGCAGCACGGGCAAACGCTGGGCTGGGAATGTGCTGATCGAATGCTTTGGTGTGGAAGCGCCAGTCGCCACCAAGATGCTCAAAACTTGGGTGGAGAATGGGGTCATCAGTGAGCTTGAATATGATGATCCAGTCCAGCGGAAGAAGCGCAACGGCGTCACCGTAGACATGCGGGCCGTCAATCAGATGGGGTTCGGAGCGTGAGCGTCGCGGGCCAGCTAGACCTGTTTGCGCCATTGCCAAAATCCAATGGCGCACCAATGGCGCAGATGGCGCAAAATAATTCTGAGGAAGGGGGATTGCGCCATTGCGCCATTTGGGGTAGCGCTCAAGGCGCTAACCCGGCAAAGGCGCTCAATGGCGCGGCCACCCACCCTTCCGAAGGGGATGGCGCAAACCCTGCTCCTGGGTTCCTGCATACACCAGCCACGATCCAGGAATCGCTCATCGCTTTGAGCGAGATACGCGCCCGCCTGCAGCCATCAATCGACGCATACACAAGCACGATGCGGGGCATCCGTGAGCGGTTGCAGATGCACCATGAGCAGCACGGAATGAGCTGCGGCGAAATCGAACGCCGCAAGCGGCTCAACATGCACGATGAGATCATCACGTGCTGCGAGAAGCACGGGAAGAACGTGATCGCATACCGTGAGAACAAGAAGGCAATCGATGCCTTGGTTCGCGCTCTGGAAAATCAGCAAACAGAAAAGAGGAAGCGCTAATGGCTACTCACGCACCAGCCTTACCGCCAGCGACGACGCACAGCCTGTCACTCTTGCTGCGGGATATAGCCTCATCGGTGGATGAGCGGGCCCGGGGCTGCAATCGGCGTTGGGGCTACAACCGGCTTCCGCACCTGGTGCCGATCGAGTGGCTGGAGAAGTTCCGCCGTCAGAAGCTCAAGTGGCAACAGGCCTGTTACGACGCCACGCCGTTCCCGACGCAGGAGTTGATCGACGTCGCGCGCACCCAGGCCAACGCCATGTTGCGAGCCTACGACAAGCTCGAGGCCCTGGCCGAGGAAGCGGGACACACGTCGCTGCCGGCGTACCAGTGGGAGTTCGAGCTATCGGACGGCACGCCGGTGATACTGGTGCGGGAGCGGGCAGAACTGTGCCGCGTGGATGCTGGTGGACGTCAGTGCCAGGTGTGGGCGCTCGAGGAAGTCGCCGACATCATCGAGAAGTTTCCGATCCTGGTGAAGGCCAAGGACTGCTTCCCGGGCGCCGAGATCATTCCGATGAAGACCGACAAGCTGGTCATCGGCGCGCTCGACGATGCGCTCACGGATCTGCCGTTCTGATGACCGCCAAAGACGCCACCCATCAAGCAGGGATGAGAGGAGAGGGAGCATGAAGCGCTACCGGACGCCTGCCGCGAAGCCCGGCGAGGTAAAGATCGTCTACGGCAAGGCAGATCGCTACGACGCGCCCGACCTGTGCGCGGTCTGGGGCGGCCAGGGTGCCGACAAGTGCGATGCGCGCATGGTGATGACCGCCATGACCGAGAAGCGCCGTGGTTACTCTCTAACGAAGATGGCGGCTGAAGAACGCCCGTCGTTGGTCGAGGAACTTGAGGCGCGCGGCTACGACATCACCACGCTGAAGTTCTCCATCCAGCGCAAGCCCACCCCCAACGAAAGCAGCCCACACCATGGCTGAGCAGAGCGAGATCGAACCTGATGCCGAAGTCATGGCTCTGGTTCATGCCATTGAAGACGCTGGCCGGGGCTACAACATCAGCCTGACCAAGCTTGTCGATGGTATGACCGAGTACACGATGGTCTACCGCGGCAACACCACCGTGCACGACGACATCGACGACGCCCACGAACTTCGCCAGCGCCTGGCCGAGCAGGAGAAGGCCGAAGCGGCGGCTCGCATCCTTGAACAGGTCCGCATCGCTGCCCGCGAGAGAGCGATAGAGGAATGCGCGAAGGTGGCTGATGGTTCATTCGCAGCCAACAAGCAGGCAGAGCAACGCTATCTGGCATCGGCGAGCAACGCTGACAGCACCTCTGGCCGCGATGTTGATCTGGAGTATGCCGTCTCGTCTGGTCGTCGGGCAAACGGAGACAAGGCTATCGCCACCGCCATCCGCTCCCTCAACACCCCACCCAAGCTGAAGGAGGCGTAGATGGCTAGAGGACAAGGAGAACGTTCAATGCTACAAGCACAGCATGCAAGCGAAGTGGTGGCTCCAGGCGTTGGTCGGTGGAACATGGAACCGCATCTACGGCCGGCATCTGCGCTGGCAGCGGCCCAAGCGTCCGGTGAACGAGAATGAGCGTCGGGAGGCCTAGCAGCTACCTGCCTGAGTACTGCGAGAAGGTGCGCGAACTTGGCCGCGAGGGATGTTCCGTGGTCGAGATGGCGGCTGAGATCGGTGTGTCGCGTGCCACGTTGGAGGCGAACTGGCCCGCTGCTCATCCGGAGTTTCTAGAAGCCTTGGAAGAAGCTCGCGATCTCAGCCAGGCATGGTGGGAGAAACAGGGGCGCATGAACCTAACCGCGGACAAGTTCCAGGCTTCGCTGTACAGCCGCTCGATGGCGGCTCGCTTCCCTGCGGATTGGCGCGAGAGCAAGCAGATCGAGCACAAGGGCGGTGTGACCGTAACCGCCGGCGAGCATGACACAGACCTTTAAGCTCACCCCTAAGCAGCTGGAGGCGCAGGCGATATGCGCCGGGCCTGCTAAGCACGTAATGCTGTTCGGCGGCTCACGCTCGGGCAAGACGTTCCTGCATGTGCGCAACGTCATCATGCGTGCGTTGAAGGCGGCGAACAGCCGTCATGCGATCTTCCGGTTCAGGTTCAACGCGATCAAAGCGTCAATCGTGCTCGATACCTTCCCCAAGGTCATGCGCCTTGCTTTCCCTGGAGTGCCGTACAAGCTCGACAAGACCGATTGGTATGCGACGCTGCCGAATGGGGCAGAGATTTGGTTCGCAGGCCTGGACGACGCCGAGAGAGCCGAGAAGGTGCTCGGCATGGAGTTCGCCACGATCTACTTCAACGAGTGCTCGCAGATCCCCTACGTGTCGCTGCAAACAGCTCTCACGCGTCTTGCGCAGCAAGTGGAGCAGGAGATCAGTGGCGCACGCAAGCCACTGCGCCCGCGAGTGTTCTACGACGAGAACCCCCCTTCGAAGGCTCATTGGTCGTTCCGGCAGTTCATCCAGAAGATAGACCCCGAGACGAAGCAGGAGTTGGTCAATCCCGGCGACTATGCGTCGTTCAAGATCAACCCGAACGACAACCGCGAGAACGTGGCAGACGACTACCTGCAGACGCTCTCCACCATGTCAGCCCGCATGCGTCGCCGATTCCTCGATGGTGAGTTCGGCGAAGCTGTTGCTGGCGCGCTGTTCACGGACGAGATGATCGAGACATGGCGCGTTACAGATGGCCGGGTGCCTGACATGGTGCGCATCGTGGTGGGCGTTGACCCGTCCGGCGCCGGCGACGAAGAAAACGCGGACAATGACGCGATCGGCATCGTCGCTGCCGGCCTCGGTGTAGACGGTAACTGCTACGTGCTCGAAGATGCGACGGTGAAAGCGGGGCCAATGACGTGGGGGCGTGTGGCTACATCGCTGTTCGATCGCCACCAGGCTGATGCTGTGGTTGGCGAGACGAACTATGGTGGCGCCATGGTCAATCACGTGATCCAGACCGCCAGGCCGCGCACCAGCTTTCGGCAGGTCACCGCGACGCGCGGCAAGGTGGTTCGTGCTGAGCCGTTCTCAGCGTTGTACGAGCAAGGCAAGGTTCGGCATGTCGGCCGGTTCAACGAACTTGAGGACGAGCTGACCGCGTTCACGACGTATGGCTATGTCGGAGGCGACAGCCCGAACCGCGCCGATGCGCTTATCTGGTGCCTTGCTGAGCTATTCCCCAGCGTGGTCAAGCCGCGGAAGGAGCCGCCGAAGCCTGTAGCGGTCCCCACGATGGCGTCGGCATTTGCGAGGAGGTAATGATGGATGACGAAACAGTGGCGGCTTGGAGCGCGCTGACCAGAGAAAAGCCTTGCTGTGCGCCGACTGACGAAGCGCAGAGCTTGGCCCAAGTGATGCGCCAGGCTGCTGACGAATGGCTTTCAGAGATCGGAACCATTGAGAGGTCAGCTGACGGGAAGCGCGACGCATATGTCGTTATGGCCGAAGCGGCTCTTGTCTGGATGGCAGAGTAACGGTATCTAAATACCGTTCCGGACCGCACCTCCGGGCATAACAGCCGAGGTGCGCCTAGTGAATACCAGCGATCAAGCCCTGCTCGACAAGGCCCTGCGCCAGTTCGACGAGAACACCAGCGAGACGCTGGCCGAACGCGCGCTTGCCCTGCAGGATCGCCGCTTCGTGTTCATCGAAGGCGCGCAGTGGGAAGGCGAGATGGGCGAGCAGTTCGAGAACTCGCCTCGGCTGCAGATCAACAAGACCCAGCGCGGTCACGACAAGATCATCAACGACTATCGCGCCAACCGCTTCACGGTGAACTTCCGCCCGGTCGGTGACGAGGGCGATGACGATACGGCCGAACTGCTGAATGGCCTGCTGCATGCCGACATCTACCGCAGCAAGGGCCAGCTCGCGTTCGACAATGCTTTCAGCGAGGGTGCGGCCGGCGGCATGGGTGCTTGGCGCTTGTGCAACGAGTACGAAGACGAGAGCGACGACAAGAACGACCGCCAGCGCATCCGCATCGAGATGATTGCGGACGCCGACCAGTGCGTGTTCTTCGACCGTGCCGCCAAGCTCTACGACAAGTCCGACGCGCGCCATGCCTACGTGCTGAACGCGATGACGCCAGACGCCTTCAAGGAGGAATACGGCGACGATCGGCTCGTCTCGTGGCCGGAGAACATGAAGCTTCCGAGCTTCGACTGGTTCCGCGGCGATGTGGTCTGGGTCGCGGAATACTACGAGGTCGAGCACGTCTCGCGTGAGCTGCGCATCTACACGCGCGATGCGACCGGCGAGGAGTTCCGCTACTGGACCGAGGACATGGCGGAGGGCCAGGACGACGACCTGAAGACCCGCGGTTTCACGCGCCGCACCCGCAAGATCAAGCGCAAGCGGGTCCACAAATGGATACTGAGCGGGGCTGAGGTTCTGGAGGACTGCGGGTTCATCGCTGGCGAGCGCATCCCCATTGTGCCGTTCTACGGCAAGCGCGTGGTCATCGACAACGTGGAGCGCTTCAAGGGTCACGTGCGCGACGCGAAGGACCCGGCGAAGGCGTACAATGCCCAGGTCAGCAAGCTGATCGAGACGGCCAGCCTTGCGCCGCGTGAGGTGCCGATCTTTGCGCCCGAGCAGATGGAGGGCCTGCAAAGCCATTGGGCCAACATGAACATCGAGCGCCATCCGTACGGACTGGCGCACCCGATCACCGATCCTGTAACCGGCGGCATCGTCCAGACCGGGCCTGTCGCCTACGTGAAGCCGCCAGACGTGCCTCCCGCCATGGCTGCGCTTATCCAGATCATGGGCAACGACATCGCCGAGATCACGAACGGCGACGATGGCAGCATGGAGATCAAGTCCAACGTCTCGGGTGAGGCGATGGACATCGCGGCATCTCGCGTCGATGCAAAGTCGTTCATCTACATGGACAACTTCAAGCTCTCCATGCAGGCGTTCGGCGAGATCTACTACTCGCAGGCGAAAGAGGTCTACGTCGAGGAAGGCCGCAAGGTCGAGACGATGGACGAGGATGGCGAGACTGCCGTTGCGACGCTCGGTGAGACCGTGGCCGATCAGAAGACCGGGATTGTCTCGCGCCGCTATGACCTGTCGGTCGGGCGCTTCAACGTCATCGCCGATGTGACCGAGGCAACCGCGACCAGGCGCGACAAGACGGTGCGTACCATGATGACGCTCGCTCAGGCGGCTACCAGCGTGCAGTCGCTCGAGCTGGGCCAAGCCGCTCTGCTAACCGCTGTCAGCAATATGGACGGCGAGGGCATGGGCAAGCTGCAGGACTATGCGCACAAGCTCTCCGTGCAGCTCGGCCTCGACGAGATGACCGCCGAGGAACAGCAAGCCGCTCAAGCCGCCCAGCAGAACGCGCAGCCCGATCCACAGGCCCAGGCGCTTGCTGCTCAGGCTCAGGCTTTGCAGGCGCAGGCGGGCAAGCTCACGGCCGATACGCAGCTGTCGCAGGCCAAGACGGTGCAGACGTTGGCAAGCGCGCAAAAGACCGCCGCCGAATCAGAGCAGATCGCCAACACCCCGGCGCAATTGCCCGATGTCAACACTTTGTTGAGCCAAGCCGCTTGAAGCGCGCATCCCCAAATGGTAACAAGCCGGCGCGCGGGGGCGTAGGAGTGGCCGTATGAGCGCAGAAGACGAACCCCTCGACTTGTCCGAAGAATTGGTGATCGGCGACGCACCTCAGTTCGAGGGCGACGATCCCGCCCCTGAGCAGGATGAGCAGCCCGAAGATGTCGTGATCGCGTTCGCCGATGACGAGGACGACGAGAGCGAGCCCACCCCGCTGGTGAAGCGGCTTCGTGAGCAGATCCGTGAGCGCGACCGCAAGCTGAGCCAGATGCGCCGCTCGCCAGCGCCAGCCAACGATGCCGACCCTGAGCCGCAGGTTCCTGACCGCCCGCGCTCAGTGGCTGATTACGACTACGACGAAGACCAGTTCAACGCCGCGATCGATGCGCACCTCGCCGCCAAGGATGAGCACGCAGCCTGGAAGCAGCGCGAAGAGAAGCGCAAGAGCGCGCGTGGCGAGCAAGAGGCAGAACAGGCCCGCCAGATCGAACAGCAGCGCAAGGCGCTTGGTGTCGGCGATTACGAGGTGAAGGCCGCCGCTGTGCGTGACCGTCTCTCCGACGCGCAGATGGCGATCCTGATCAACGGTGCCGACAACCCGGCCCAGATGATTTACGCGCTCGGCCGCTCCGAAAGCCGGCTCGACATGCTGTGCGGCGAAGAGAACCTGGCCAAGTTCGCCGTGATGCTCGGCAAGATGGAAAAGGACATCAAGGTGACGAAGAAGACGGCACCGACGCCTGAGAGCCGTGTCCGCGGTGCTTCTGGACCCATGAACATCGGCGGCGATAAGCAGCTTGAGAAGCTGGAGAAGGAAGCGGCGCGCACTGGCGACCGCACCAAGCTCATCCAGTACCGCCAGACCCTCAAGACCCGCGCAGCGTAAGGAACACAGACCATGCCACTCGACCGTGAACTTTCGCCCGCTGAGATCGTGCACGCCAAGATGGCAGGCATTCCGGCGGATCGTCCTGGCTTGCTCAGTGACTACCCCAAGATGCTCTACCGCAAGGGCAAGCCGGAGATCGGCCAGCACAGCCTTGTATCGGATAGCATCGGTGGGCTCTCGTCGCTGCCAATCGCCGGCCATGACGGCGTGACCACGCTGGTCGTCGACGGCCCGGATGATGAGCTGGCTGCGCTGGAAGATGGCTGGCACGCGTCTCTCACCGCAGCCACGGCACCGCCGGCGAAGAAGATCGCAGCATGACCACCAAGCGCCAACTCATCGAGCAGATGTTCGTCGAGTGCGGCGTAAACGGTTGGGAGTACGACATCCAACCGGAGGAGAAGCAGAAGGCGCTCACCCGGTTGGATGCGCTCATGGCTGAACTGGCGGGCCGTGGCATGGCACTGGGCTATAACGCGCCCGACGAGATCGGCGGCGGCGACCTGGACGATGAACTCGGTGTGCCCGATCAGGCGTTCTATGGTTTGGCTGTGCTCGGTGCTGAACGCCTGTCGCCTACGATGGGCAAGACGCAGAGCGTTGCGACCCGCCAGGCGCTCACCGCAGCGATGAAGGCAGTGCGCTCGGCCGCGCTTGTGCTCGTGCCCGATCAGGCAGTCGGCAACATGCGTGTGGGCTCTGGTAATCGCTGGTGGTTCGGACGCTGACATGCGTATCCCCATCGTCTCAGGCATTAAGACCAACGAGCACGGCGACTTCTTGAACAGCTATCCGGTGAACCGTGAGCCTGTGTTGAAGGACACCGGCGTTTCGGACGGCTATCTGGCGTGCCCTCCCGGAATTACCCAGGTCGGCACTGGCCCCGGCCCTGATCGCGGCGGCATCGCATGGAACAACAGGTGCTTCCGTGTGATGGGCACGAAGCTCGTCATGATCACGTCCGAGTGGGTTGTGCGGGTGCTTGGTGATGTTGGCGCCGGCGACATTTGCTCCTTGAGCTACAGCTTCGACAACCTGATCGTGAACAGCGGCGATCGCCTCTACTACTGGAACGATGCCTATGGCCTTCGTCAGGTAGATGACCCTGACCTTGGCGCGGTGATCGATGCGCAGTGGATCGACGGCTACACGATGACCACGGACGGCGCCTACGTCGTGGTGACTGACCTGAACGACCCGATGAGCGTCAACCCGCTGCGGTACGGCTCCAGCGAGGAATCGCCCGACCCTGTAACGGGCCTCGGTCATCAGCATGGCGAGGGCTACGTCTTCAACCGCTATACCATCCAGGTGATCCAGAACGTCGGCGGGCTCGGCTTCCCGTTCCAGACCGTGAAGACAGCCACCATTCCGTATGGGTGCGTCGGCCCCCAGGCTAAGTGCAAGTTCCTGGGCACCTATGCCTTCTGCGGGGGTGATGAGGGCTCTGCGCCAGGGATCTACCTCATGGGCGCTGGTGACGCGAGCAAGATCAGCTCGGGCGAGGTGGATGCCGACTTGGCCGCGCTCAGCCCGGGTGATCTCACCAAGGTCTGGCTCGAGCCGCGATCGGTGGCGGACGAGCAGCGCTTGATCGTGCACCTCCCGACGCGCTCGTGGGGCTTCGCCTCGCAAGTCGCTCGCAGATCATCGGTCAAGACGTGGAGCGTCTATGTGTCGGGGACGACCGATGCTGCACCGTATCAGGGCCGCGGCGCCGTCTACTGCTACGGCAAGTGGATCGTCGGTTCGCAGGATGGCAAGATCGGCGTTCTGGACACTGCGACGGCCCAGCATTTCGGACAGGACGTGATGTGGCGCTTCGATACCACGCTGCTGTACAATGAAAGCAACGGCGGGCTCGTTCACGAGCTGGAACTGATCGGCACGCCGGGGCGCGGGAACGCCGACAGCCGAGTGCTATTCAGCTACACCAAGGACGGCGAAACCTGGTCGGTGGAGCGTCCTACATCATCGGGCAAGCTGGGCGAACGCCGCAAGCGCGTGACCTGGCGTCCTGGCATTCGCTTCGAGCAGTACATGGGCCTGCGCTTCCGTGGCGCTGATGGCTCGCTGATGGGAGTGGCACGTCTCGAAGCGCAGATCGAAGGGCTCGCTTGATGGATGCCATGAAGACGCGCCAGCTGCCGCGCTCGGACATCGGTGCCTTCATCGGATCACCCCGCGGCGTGCGCGCGTTCGAGGATCTCCAGGGCGATACGGCGCAGATCTACAAGGCGGTGAACGAAACGAGCTTTTTGACGATCGAGGACTCGCCGTCCACCGGTTCCGAGCGCAAGTTCACGCCAGTGGCCGGCGATCTGGTAGGTGAGGATGGCGGCGCGAACACCACGTACAGCCTGTCCTTGGCAGAAGTGGGGATCACCGCCGGCGGTTACGGAGATGAGGCCAGCACGATCAAGGTCACAGTCGATGCGAAGGGTCGCGTGACCAATGTGGATGTGTTCGACCTCAACACCGACAACGTGACCGAGGGTCTGACGAACCTGTTCTACACGAACGCGCGTGCTCGGGCGGCGCTGAGCGATGGAGTGGGGATCGACTACGACGCTGACACCGGCGAGATCTCGCTCGACACCGACGATGATCGCAACGTTGATCACTCCTCGGTCAGCATTATTGCGGGCGCGGGCCTTACCGGCGGCGGGACGATTGAAGAGAGCCGAACGATCGACCTGGAGGCCATCGGCGCACCCGGCACTTATGCCAATCCGACCTCGATTACGATCGATCAGTATGGGCGCGTGACCGCCATAGCTTGACCGGGAAGCGGTACAATGATACCGCTCTAGCCTACGGGCAGTCAAAGAGCGGCGCCGGCTCATCCTGAACGAAGGTTCGGACCCTGAGCGCGCTCCTGTCTCTCTCACGCGATGCAACGGCAATCAATGCGGTGGTCAACCATCCATCGGTGCGCCCGTTTGCCGGTCTTCCCGACGCTGGTGATCTCGACTTCGCGCCGCTGATCTCCTGTCCCGAGCACGTCGCGCTCATCGGAGAACATGGCGGGTTCCTGCTCATCTGGAGCGCCCCGGGCGTCCGCGAGATCCATGTCTTCCTGCTTCCGGAAGGGCGCGGCAAGTGGGGGTTTGCGGCACAGGCAGAGGTGATCGCCTACGCGCAGGAACATGGCGTTCGGCAGCTATGGGCGCGTATTTCGCCGCAACTGCGCCACCTGGCCCTGTTCGCCCGACGTGGCGGAATGAAGCCGACAGGTGAGGTGATCGAAGCCTTCGGCGTGCCGTACCGCATCTATGCCATGGAGGTTCCGTCATGCCGCCAGCAGTAGCCGTGGCAGGCATTACCGCTGCCGCTTCGATCGGTGGCTCGGTGATGGCCGGAAGCGCACAGAAGAGTGCTGCGAAGAAAGCCGCTGCCGCGCAGACCGCGGCTGATCAGGCGGCGATCGCGCAACAGCAACAGCAATACCAGCAGACGCGCACAGACCTGGCGCCTTGGATGCAGGCGGGTCAGTCTGCTCTTGGTGGCCAAGGCGACCTGCTCGGCCTGAACGGGGCCGGCCCACAGCAATCGTCCATCGATGCGCTCAAGGCGTCGCCGCTGTATGCCAGCTTGTTCGGGAACGGCCAGGAAGCCTTGCTCGCCAATGCGTCCGCGACCGGCGGCCTGCGAGGCGGCAATTTGCAGGGCGCGTCCATGAACTTCGGACGCGATACCTTGTCGGCGGTCATCCAGAACCAGCTCGCCAACCTTGGCGGTGTGTCGCAGCAGGGCCAGAATGCGGCGGCCCAGGTCGGCAACTTCGGCGCCAACGCAGCTAACAACATCTCAGGCGCGCTACAGAGCACAGGTCAGGCGCAGGCAGGCGCTGCTCTTGCCACTGGCGCCGCGAATGCCGGCATGATCACGGGCGCGGCGTCGGCAATCGGCTCATTGGCGGGGAATACGAACGTTCAGCAGTGGGCGGGGAAGCTGTTCTGATGCCGCAGCCTTTCGACTACCTCGGGTTGATGGGTGGCGTGCCGAACGTCCCGGCTGCAGTGCAGAACGCTGTGCTTGGCGAGCAGCAGCGCCAACAGAACGCGAACTTGCTGGATCAGCAGGCCTTCCAGCTTGAGCAGGCTCAGAAGCAGGCCGCTTTGGCCGAACAGCGCCGCCAAGCCATGGGCCAGGACTTCGGCACCCTGATGGCGCAGCCCAATGCGGCCAGCGTCGGCCGTTTCATGATGACCTATCCGGAGGCTGCGGAAGGGCTGAAGAAGGGATGGGACACGCTCTCAGGAGCGCAGCGCGATGCCGGGGTAAAGACCAGCGCAGACGTGCATGGCTATCTTACTGCCGGCAATCCTCAAGGCGCGATCGACATCCTGCAGCGCCACATGGACGCCTCCAAGCAGACTGGCGAGGACGTGTCGGCCTATCCGCAGATCATCGAGATGATTCGCCAGGACCCGCAGCACGCCTTGGCATGGTCTGCGATCAACCTGGCGTCCGCGATGGGGGCAGAGAAGTTCGCCGACAACTACGGCAAGCTGGGCGAAGAGCGACGCGCCGAGGAAGTGCAGCCCTACAAGGTGCAACAGGAAGCGGCAGAGGCGTCGATCAAGGGCACAGAGGCGCAGTACAAGCCGGCCACCATCCAGAGTGACCTTGAGACGCAGGCGGCCTCACGAGAGCGTTGGGCGGCGCAGACGGCGAACGAAGTCGCGACGCTCGCTCTCAACCGCGACAAGCTCGAACTCGACCGCGACACACTCGCATCAAACATCCAGATCAAGATGGAGGAGCTGGACCGCAGTGGCACGCAGCTGGATGCAGGCGGGCGCCAGGCGGTCAACGCAGCAGTAGGTGAGTCCGTATCCGCGTCTGCGCTGGCTGACCGCATGAATGATCTGGCTGATCGCATGAAGGCGACGAACATGTCGTCGGGGTGGGTTGCCAGCTTCCGCGAAGGCGCGAAGGGTGCGTTCGGTAGCCAGGACCCTGTGTCTGGTCTGCGCGGTGAGTACGCGACGCTGGTCAATGCTCAGGCGGTCAAGAACCTGCCGCCGGGTCCAGCGTCCGACAAGGACATCCAGCTGGCCAAGCAGGGCTTCCCGCCCTCCAACGCCAGCCCTGAGTACCTGCAATCGTTCCTGCGCGGCATGGCCAAGATGCAGCAGGCCGTGGCCGCTGGTGCGGATCGCCGAGCGAACTGGCTCTCGGTGAACGGCAGTCTCGCACCCGCGCGTCGCGACATCGATGTGGGCGGCGTCATGGTACCGGCGGGCACAACCTATGCCGAGTTCAACGGCAATGCCGTGAAGCGCAGCAAGCAGGGCCAAGTGCCTGCTGGCTTGCAAGGCATTTTGAAGAAGTACGGCGCTCGATGAGCCTGGACCCGGCCATCGTCCGCTTCTTCGAGAAGAAGGGTTACACGCGCGAACAGGCGAAGGGTATCGCTGCGGGCATCTATGCCGAGACGGCCAACAACCACACGGCGTTCAACAGCGCCGGCGGCGGCCAAGGTGCGTTCGGCCTCGGCCAGTGGCGCGGGCCGCGGCTGCGGGCTTTGCGAGAGCAATACGGCAAGAACCCGAGCAAGACCCAGCAGCTAGAGTTCCTGCACACCGAGCTGCAAGGCGGGGATCCCGGCGGCCCTCTGGTCACAGCGCAGAAGAACGCTCGATCGACCTTCGAGGCGTACATCCACAAGTTCATGCGTCCTGGCAGTGGGGCGGCAGGCGACCTCCAGCGCGGCTACAAGGCGCTTGGTGTGAAAGGAGGTGATCGAGCATCTGCCGGTGGCGGGTCAACCTTTGACCAGGTGCAGGCCCGCCGTCGCGCCCAACAGGGGCTGTCGATGCAGTCGGTCTTTCAGGCCTACCGCAACACTGGGAAGGCTGGCGGCATGACACCCCAGGACGCTGCTCAGTTCGAGCGTGCGGTGCTGGATGGCCATGTGATGCTGCCGCGTGGGACTGCGTTGCGAGTAAAGCCGGCGGCGCCGGTGCTGCCCAAGTCGGTGGTCGAAGCCTACAATTCCCACCGCATGGACGATGACCCGGAGGCGCGTGCCGAGATCGATCGTGCCGTCGCGGCGGGCGAAGTCTCGTTGCCGCGGGGATTGCAGCTGAAGGCGCCCGCGCCGCGTGGTGCTGGCGAACTGCTCGGCATGGGCACTCGCAGCCTCTTGGAAGGCGCTGGTGGCTTGCTGGATATTGTCGGCGCGCCGGTCAACACGACGATCAACGCGGTCGCGGGCACCAAGCTTTCAACGACGCCCTTCAAGGATTTGGGCGCTGGTGCCGCAGATCGCCTCGGTTTTGCCAAGCCGGAAAGCGCGAGCGAGCTTACCGATGCAGCCATTCAGCAGGGCGGCACGCAAGGCCTTCTGACCGCCGGTGCAGGCTTCGCCGCTGCTGGCGCAAAGGGTGCTGCCGGGGCCGCAGGGCGCATGCTCTCGGGAAGTCCCGTTCTGGACACAGTTTCTGGTGCCGTCGCAGGCGGCGCGCAGGAGACAGCTCGGCAGGCCGGTGCGGGACCTGTCGGGCAGATCGCGGCGGGGTTGCTCGGGGGCGCTGCTCCTGTCGGCCTCGCCGCGGCTGCTTCGCGTATTCGTCCCCGTGGATTGCCCGACGCGGTCGCCGAGACGCCCCGTGCCGCCGTGATCGACGAAGCGGGCGACCTGACGCCCGATGGTGTGGAGCTTGCCGCGCGGCATGATGTGTCGCCCGAGCAGCTTCGACAGGCCTACGACACGCCGCCAGAGGTTCAGCGCGGCACCGCCAACGACGATGCGATAGCGCCCACGGCTCGGGAAGCGACGACCGATCAGCCGGTGGCCGATGAGCCTCCGGCGCCTCAGCAGCCGCGCGATGCCGACATGCCGCCTCAGCCCAATCCGCCAGGCACACCCGACCAGCAGGACTTCAGCCCGCTGCCTACCACCGCGCTTGCCCGCGTGACGGACGCGGCCGAGTTCGGTGTGGACATGACGCGCGGGCAAGCCACCAAGTCGTTCGACATCCAGGACGCCGAGACGCAGCTGCGCAATCGCAACGGCCCTGAAGGCGAGGCGATGCGCCAGTTCGTCGCCAAGCAGGCCGATCAGGTCAAGGTGGCGTCCACACAGTTCCGTGAGGCATTCGGCGACACCGACCTATCGCCTGAAAGCCGCGGCGCAATCGTCCAGGAAGCTGTGCGGGATCTCCGCGACGCGGGCCAAGCGGGCGTGTCCGCTCTATACCGCCAGGCTCGTGAGCTTGGCGAACCGCTTGATCTCGATACCTCTGGCGTGAAAGCGGCTTACGATCGCGTCATGGTCGAGGCGAACGTGCCCGACGCTGCCAAGGCGGAGATCACGCAGGAGGCCGCGCGCTACGGGCTCATCGGCAAGGTCGAAGGAACGAACGAAGCGGGCATCACGACGGTGAAGCTCGACGATGGCACAAACGTGCGGTTCTACGGTCAGCCCGAGCCGTTGCGCCTCGACAACGCCGAGCAGTTCCGCAAGGTCGTGTCGGACCTCTACCAGAGCGACGGCAAGCGCAAGCTGACGCAGACGCTCAAGCGCGCGATCGACGATGCGGTCGAGGAAGCGGCTGTGAAGGTGGCGGACGGCACCGGCGGCAACATGTCCGAGGCGATGGCCACGGCCCGCAAGGCTCACGTCCAGCAGAAGCAGACGTTCGAGGGCGGCGATATCGTTCAGAAGATCGCTGACTGGAAGAAGGGTCAGGATGACGTGACGGGTGCGCTCAGCCCCGAACAGGTCATGGGACAAGCCCTTGCCAAGACCTCCGACCTGCGCCGCGTCAAGGCGGTGCTGCTGAGTAAGCCAACCGAGAAGAGCCGAGCGGCGTGGCGAGCGATCCAGGCTCACGGGCTCGCAACCGTTTTCGAGAAGGCTACCCAGCGCAATGCGAACATCGGCGGCGAGATCACCGACGCGATCTCAGGTGCCAAGCTGCGCACCAGCATCGAAGGCTTCGGCGTCGATAAGCTCAAGGTCTTGCTCGATGGCGACGAGTTCAACCAGCTCATGAAGCTGCGCCGAGTGATCGAGGACGTGACGATCCCGATCAGTGGCACGGTGAACCACTCCAACAGCGGTAACCTCATCATGCGGCTGATGAGCGACGTGGACAACCGGGTGACCGCGGCGTTCGGCGCTGCGGGGGCAGTTGTGGGCGGCCCCGCCGGAGCCGCGGTTGGCGGCACGATCGGTCGCACGATCTCGCCCGCGATCAAGGCCGTGAAGGAAACCAAGGCAGCGGCCGAAACGCTCAAGGGCGCCACTCAGTACACGCCGGATGCCGCAGCAGTGGAGGCCGGGCCGAAGCCGTCCACGGCGTCGCGTGCTGCCAGCAAGGCGCATGAGGCCGGCGCCAGGACAATCCAGGGATTCATCGAGACCTACAGCAGCCCGCGCATCATTGCGCCGCTGCTGGTGAGCACCAACGGGGTGGAAGAATGATCGTCTATCAGCAGAGCTATTTCGGCGACCTTGGCGGCGACGCCCTGGACAATGGCAAGCTGTTCATCGGCGTGGCGAACCAGGATCCCGAGACGCACCCGCTGCCGTGCTACTTCGACGCCGGACTGACCATCCCGGCGGCACAACCGCTTGCGATCAGCGGCGGCTACGTCATCAACAATGGGGCTCGCGCCACCGTCTACACCGCCGCACGCATCTACAGCCTCCGCGTGCGCGACAAGAACGACGTGCAGATCGACTATGTGGCGGCCAACGACAACGCGGACCCGCTCACGGATCTTGCAGGCCCGACCGGCGCAGCGCTGATCGGGTTCGGTACGCGCACCGTCAACGACCGCCTGCGGGACTGGCCGAGCGTGTTGGACTGGGGTGCCAAGGGCGACAACGCGACCGATAACACGTCCGCTTTCCAACAGGCGTTTGCGGAGGCCGAAGGGCGGCTGATGGTGCCGATTGGCGACTATCTCGTGCAGCCAGGGTTGAACTTCCCGCCCGGCTTTCACCTCATGGGGCAGTCGCGGGGTGGGGCTACGGGCCCTGGTTCGGTCGGAAACTATCCGGCGTCGCGCATTATCTTTGGCGGCAATGGGGCCGCCGGTCTGAAGCAGGCCAATACCGGCCAAGGACTGTTCCACGGCTCCATGACTGGGCTTATCTTCGATACAGAGCCGAATGCCGAAATCGACTGGATCATGGACTTCCATGGGTTGTTGAACTTCGACCTGGCGGACCTTGGTATGGAAAACCGCTGGATGGGTGGTGGCTGCTTCCGCACCCGCAAGATTGGCGATGAGCCTACGTGGCTCAATTCGTTTCAGCGTGTGCAAACCCGAAGTCCCGATAATGGCACAGCGTACAACTTTGACATCGACTGCACGGATAGCGGAAGCGTTCTAAGCTCCTACACCGGCGGGCGTGGGGCCATCTACCGCGGGCACGGCAACTTCCACTCGTTCGGCGACATGTGGCAGCGCGGCGGTGATGCTTCGCTGATCCTGTCCAAGGAAACCCTGTTCCAGGGCCTTATCAATCTCACTGGCAGCTCGTTCGACGCAAGCTTCGGCCCAGGCATCCTGATCGACCTGAGCGTGTCGCCTGGTGGGCTGACCTATTTCCCGGTGATCGTTGGCAACAGCTTCCGCAACCCTGGCGAGCAGTACGACATCGTGGTTCAGCCGCACGCTACCGATGTGATCCAGGGCGGGATCATCGTCGGCAACGCCTTCTCAGTGGGATCAAGCAAGCCGTGGCTGATCGACACAACGAAGTTCACAGTCGAGTTCGGCCTGAACTCCTTCATGGGCGCCGCCAATCAGCGGGACTATCGCGTGATGGGAACCGGCACCATGAACATCGCGCCTCGCTTGGTTGCGGATCTGCCCACAGCCGAAGGAACGATTGCCTACGTCATCAATGCGACAAGTTCGACACCGAACGATCTGGTGGTGGCTGGCGGTAGCAACCACGTGTTCGTGAAGAACTGCGGCGGCGTCTGGAAGGTGATGTGACCTTATGCGCCCGGGGCATCTGTCCAGCACGGCTTGCCGAAGGCGAGCACGTCGTGGTTGTTGCTCCAGCCCTTCTCGGCGAAGTGGAAGACGCGAACGCCGGGGATTTTCTGGACCATCTGCATGAGGTGGTCCGGCCTGACTGCCGAGATACCGTAGCTGCCTGCCACGAAGTCGTGACCCCGCCCCGGCGCGTAATCGACGTAGCCATAGCCCCAGCGGTTGAATCCGCGCTCGACGGCACTCCATCGCTCTGCATCGGTGTACGGCATCAAGGTCTGCATGCGCTCAGCCCAGCGGCCATGGAAGGTGGCAACGATGATGCCGGTGGGGGTCAGTTGCTTGGCCAGATGCTCAAGGTAGCGCTGTGTGGTCGCCTCGGGCAGATGGGTGAACAAGCTGCCGATCCAGATCAGGTCGTATTGCGCAGGAAAGGAAGTCTCGGTCAGATCCAAGTGGGCAGTGATGATACCAGCGCCGAACTGATCAGCGCAGAACGCTACCCCTTCAGCGTCCAGATCGCACACGTCGAATTTAGCAGCAGGAAACAGCTTGACCAAGTGGCGCAGGACGCGCCCATGTCCGCACGGAATGTCGAGCACGCGCCCGATCCGCTCCAAACGGCTCGCCATAATTGCGGTGATGATCGCCTCGACGGCGCTTGCGCCAACATCCAAGTAATTATCCCCCAGCATCGTTTCGCCTGGAGATATGGTGCCGTCGATGCTGGCCATTCTATAATCGAAGATCATTTGGCCGATAAAGCTAAGGCGGTGCGCAGGCGCACTTATCAGTGTTGCGGCGGGCTGTAGGGCGAGCATGCCTGAACAATCTCCTAAGTTGGCCGGAACAGCAAGAGTAAGTAGCATGAGCCGCTTTGAGGCTTTGTTGGCTTGTCGGCCGCAGATGAGTGAGAGGCAATGGCAAGGGCATCTCGCTGACGATCTGGTCTTCGCAGCGTATGTCCGCCAACGCTTGACGCATCAGCCCCGACAAGGTATCTGAATACCGCTCGCAATATCGGCTCCACCGGCCGCAACAGGTGAGAGCGAGCGTCTGACCCCGAGTGCGCCTCGGAGAAAATCGGTCCAACCCATTTTCTCATGAGGTGCCCCTGTGGCTTCGAGCTTCACCAAAGAAGAACTGACCGTCTTTGACGAGATGGTCCCTGAGTTCGACGATCTGCTTTCCTACGGCGCGCTGGCTCGCAAGTATGAGCCACTGAGCCCCGAGCAGATGGTCCACACCCGCGATCGTTTCTGGGTCGAAGGCCCGATGATCGGTTCCAGCTACGACGGCTTCGACCAGACCAGCAATTTTGACGGCCTGACCGAGATGTCGGTCCCGGTCTCGGTTGGCTTCCACAAGTCGAGCCCGAAGACCCTTTCGGCGAAGAACCTGCGCAACCTGTCGGCGATGCGCAACTACGCCGACGCCGCCAAGCTCAAGCTCGCCTCGGACGTGAACAGCGCCCTCCGCCAGCGCGTCGCTCTGGAAGGCTCGCAGTTCGTAAAGCGCACCGTTGCGGCCACCGGCTTCGACGACCTCGCGCTCGCCATGGCCGTGATGACCGAGCAGGGCATCCCCTCGGCCAACCGCGTCGCCATGGTCGGCGTGCGCTCGGGCATTGGCATGGTCTCGAACCTGGCCGGCCGCTCGGAAGCAACCTCGCGCTCGGCAGACGCCTACCGCACCGGCCTGGTCGCACCCGGTATCGCCAACTTCGACATGTACTCGGACGACGCCCCGATCCGTCTCACCGCGGCGACCGGCGGCGCCACCACCGTGAACGGCGCGAACCAGTACTTCGAGCCGAGCGCAGTCTACACCGAGGCCGATGGCGAACAGGTCAACCTCGACAACCGCCGTCAGAACCTGACCGTGACCGCTGGCACCTATGCCAACATCAAGGTCGGCGATGCCTTCACGATTGCAGGCGTCAATTCGGTGCACATGATCAACAAGCAGGACACCGGCCAGCTGCAGACGTTCCGCGTCGTCGGCAAGCCGTCTGCTGGCGTGATCCAGATCAGCCCGGCGATCATCTCCAACGGCGGCAACACCATTGCCGGCAAGGAGTACCAGAACGTCACCGCCACCCCGGCGAACGGCGCGGCCCTGACCTGGCTGAACACCACCACGAACGAGATCAACCCGTTCTTCGTGCGCGACAGCCTGCTGCTGATCCCTGGCAGCTTCACGGTCGATCCGGACGATGGCTGGCAGGTCATGCGCGCCGTCACTCCCAAGTACGGCATCGCGATCACCTACACTCGCCAGGGCGACATCAACACCCTGAACGTCAAGGCTCGCTGGGACATCGATTTCGGCACCTCGCTGCTGAATCCGCAGTTCGCCGGCGGCATCATGTTCAGCCAGGCTTGATCAGCCCAACCGGAGTGAAGTGACATGACCACGAAGAACGACAAGCCCGCGGCCGAACTGGTTTCGGAGCAGAAGCCCAAGGTGAAGGTTGAGGCCGCCAAGGAAGTCGCGAAGGAGATCGTCAAGGACGAGATCGCGCTTTCGACCGGTACCGAAAGCGACGCCGAGCCCAAGCGCCAGTTCCATGGCTGGGAGGAAACGAACCTCTACGCCGACCTGCTGGATCTGGGGCTGGAGCAGTTCAAGGAGGCGATCGATCCCAAGTCGGAGCGCGCCGTTCCGGAAGAGAAGGTCTACGGCCTGCTCGCCCTGGAGCGCAATGGCCGCAACCGGACTGAGTTCGTCCGGCTGATGGCCAAGCAGCTCAAGCTCAAGCCCGAGGAGTTCCCCGGCGGCGGCCCGAGCTACACGAACGACATCACCAATCTGACCGAGCTCTGATCGGCAAGGGGCGGCTCTCGGGTCGCCCCACTCTTATTCAGGAGGTTAGGGTGCGCTCCAGCATCGGCGATTCCGCCAGCGATCCGCTATTCGTTAAAGCCGTGTCCGGCTCAGGCACGTCGGCCTCTACGCAAGGTACGTCTACCAATCCGATGATCGAGCGCGCGATTGGTTCGGACGCCTTGGTAACGGGCCAGAACCCGTCATCCGCGAACAGCGGCGCGGCACTGCAAGTAGTGCCTGCGCGCGCTGGGCGCCGGTCGGTAACCATCACGAACATCACGGGCACGCAGGTCCTGTATGTGGGCAACGCGGGTGTGACGGCGGCAAATGGCTTTCCACTGGCTGCAGTGGCTGGTGCGTCAGTCTCCCTTCCCTTCACAGGCCCCGTCTTTGCGCTGTCCGCCGGCGCCGCGCAGACGATCGGCTTTGCGGAGACGTTCTGACGATGGATGTCTCGTACCCTCCGGTAACGGCCGCAAGCCTAAGCATCCCGCAGCCAGCGAATATGGCGCCGATGGCTGAGAAGACTGGCGCCGCAGTCGGAACAGCAACCTCGCGCTACGCTCTGGAAGACCATCAGCACCCGCGTCTAACCAGCACCACCGTCACCACGATCGCGAGCGGCAATACGGTTGCGGTCGAATTTACGCGCCCGTTCCTCAACGAGCCCGGTATTGTTTACGAGGAGCTGCCGCCCACGGCCAGCACCACCACGCCTGCCGCTGGCGATACAGCGGCATCGGCTCAACCTACGCAGTCCAAGGTCATCGCGTGGACCAAAGGGCCTACCACGCTGCTGCCGAATGCTTTGGCTACTGACTTCACCGGCTGCACCCTCCGTGTGTGGAAGGCTCAAACCGTTCCCCAAAACTTAGTGACGCTCCTGCTCGGCAGCGTCTTCAACCTCTTCGCTGCGTCCGTAGTCGGCACGCGCTTCTCTATCATCGCAGTCGCCAGGAGTGACGTATGACCGTTCGCCTACTCAAGCCGCACAACGGGCAGAACGCCGGTACGCTCTACTTCGGCGCGGATGAAAGCGCGCTGCGGGCGGTCGGGATCGCCGACGACTACATTGAATCGGCAGCCAACTACGTGCCGTCTGGTGCGCAGGCGTTCCGAGCGCTGGCGGCCACGTTCAGCACCAGCGCGCCCGCCGGCTCCTTCGTCACTGCGTTGAGCAACCCGTTCGCAGGACAAGGTCGCGGCTTCACGACTTACGCCACGCAGGGCGTCGTGCCCGCTCAGCTTGCATTGTCGGCTAGTGGGCGGTCGCTGGTCATTGGCGCCAATGCAGGCGTAAATGGCACCATCTATCCGATTACCTTGGTCGCCACGTCTGGCGATGGCCTGCTGACTTCGCAGCCGGTCACGCTGAATCTCAAGGCTGTGGATCGGCTGACTGTGCCTCAGCCTGGCGTTCCCGGCGTAACCCCCACCCCAAGCCCAACGCCTACGCCTGGAGACACCACCGCCCCAACGCTCTCCAACGCCACCGGCACGCAGACGGGCCAGACCACGGCTACGGTCGGCGTTACCACGAACGAGGGCAACGGTAGCCTCTACTGGTACTTGTCCACGTCCAACACGCCGCCAACGGTCGCAAACCTCAAGAACGGGTCTGGCTCGGTGCTCAGCGGCATTCAGTCGGTCTCGGCCACTGGCGCGCAGACCGTCAACATCACCGGCCTAACCGCCGCCACTCAGTATTACACGCACTGGCTGCATAGGGACGCGGCGCTGAACGATAGTGCGATTCTGACGGGGCCGGGGTTTGTGACGGCGGCGGCCTCAGGCTCTGCGATGCGCACCATCACGGCCAACATGATCGGGCAAGCGGCTGACAGCGGCGATAGCGTGACTGGTGAGGCTCACGCGTTCCGCTGGGGGTATCCTATCGGGTCCGGCGATGTCAGTGAGACCAACATCAACCTTCATGGCTGGTACTCGAACAACGGCGCTCAGACGAACGTACCTGAGCTGACCATCCCGATCCTGTACGCGATCTATAACGGCGTTGCCGTGCGATGCACGCAGAACGGCAGCAACACCATCGTGGTGCCTTCCGGGGCCAACTTCCTCTATATCGACAAGCTGCTGCCTTCGCAGTTTGGCGCGACAAAGTTCACGCTCGAAACTCTCATCCTCCTGAAGGGCTGGGTCAAGTCGCCTGATGGGACCGCGAACGGTACGCGAGTGCCTACGTCGCAGACCGTTCAGGTGGCGAACGACACCACCAACAATGAGGCGTTCTGGTTCAACCCAACCAGTCCACTAGGCCTCCCGACAAACTTCGACAGCGCGGGCGTGTTCACATTCACGAAGTACACCCCTGTCAGTCTAACCTCATCGGGTACTGTGGCTACGGTCCAGGTGAACGGTACTGATCCGCTTCCGGTAGTCGGCCAGCTTGTCACAATCTCGGGCGCTTCGCCCAATGCCTACAACCTCACGAAGCGGGTTACGGCGGTAGACGGGACAGCTCGGACATTCACCTATGCGCTGAACGCGGCGACGACCTCTCCGGCCACGACCGCAGGGACCTACGAGAACGGCAAGTTTGCCCGCGCCTCTGGCTATCGTCCGAACATCTTCGGCAAGTTCGTCAGCGGCGATCCCGAGACGTGGATCATCGGCGGCGATAGCATCGACCAGGGCATCAACGGCAGCACTTCCACTGCTGGGCCTTGGGGTATCGGCCGCAACGCCATGTCCCTGCGTGATGCCAGCGGGAATACCGGCTACAAGGCCTATATGTCACTTGCCGTTGGCGGCAGTAGCGTGGAGCAATTCACCGGCTCCAATACGCTGACGCACCCCTACATGGCGCTCGGCAGGTACGCGATGGGCGCGCATCTCACAAACAGCTTCGGCATCCCTGGTACGGGAAGGACTGGGGCAGCCATGCTTTCGGAGATGCAGCCGTGGTGGGCCAAGCTCAAGGAGATGGGCGTGGAGAAGATCCTGGCTCTTGGCGCTCAGACCCGGGGCACATCGCCTAACAACTGGACTACGGAACCGGAGCAGACAATCAACCCAGGCTGGCAGGCGGGCGGCAATGTCGAGCAATACTATGCCCTGCTGCCAGCAGAGATCAGTGCTGGACGGATTACCGCGTTCCTCAACTTCCAATCATGGCGCGGCACCGATCCGAACAAGTGGAAAGTCACAGGGGCGAACAACTACGCCACCTCTGATAGCACGCACCCGAGCAACGCCATCCACGTTCTTGAAGCCGCCGAGATCCGCACGGCTAAGGCGGCGATGGGTATATGATCGAGGTTATGGAGTACGTCTTATGATTGCACTTACTTTGATCATTAGCGCATTCAAGATTGTATTGCTGCTGTTGGCTGGTGGACTGGCGCTTGGCGTAGCGTCAATCTTCTTAGTGATCCTGCCTGCAATTATTATTGAGCACGTTCTGCATCGGCTCGGCGGACTTGCTCGCAAACTGAAAAGCCGGGTCAGAACATCACTCGCCAAGGTCCGCGCAGGGAACCTCGCGGCGTGACTGCCGGGTTAGATCCTACTGACGCCCTCTGGGATGCCATGATCAAAGTCATGGAGGACTGGCCTCGAGGTTTCGATCCGGAGACGGATAAGAAGCCGCAGACCATGGAGGAGTGGGCGTCGTTCCGGGGCGACTGGGTCGCGCGAGCCGCTGTTCTCGCAATTCGTAGAGCCGGCCTTCTCACTTAAGCGAAATTACACCCGCCCACGTTGGGCAAACCACGGAGAAGTACCATGAAGAAGCGAGGCCGCACGGAAACACGCGACTTCGCTATCACGTACTACGAAGGCGATGAGTTGCGCGGCCTCCTGCATTGGGAGGACAGGCCGCGCCTCTCCATCGACTTTCTCCTGGTCCAAGCCCCTGCCGGTCTCGCGCCTATGCTGACTGCGTTCCGGCGCAAGTACCCAGATACGCTCGTCCACTTCGAGGTAGCCGAAGATAACGAGCGGATGCGCCGCTTTGTCTCACTGACAGGCGCGCAGAAAACCCCTGATGGCTACCAACTCAATACCGGGCCGCGTGCCCTAGGAGAACCAACATGAAGCCAGGTGTAGCAGCGAAGATCAAGACCCTCAGCACTGCAGGCCACGATGCCTACATCAAGGATTGCGAGGCAGAGAGCCCGACCGGTGCGGGCGGCTATCCCAAGACCCAGGCCAAGCTGATGGCCGGCCACTACGATCGTCTGTGACCATCCCCGCGCGCCACCGGGCAATGTGGCGCACCTATTCACGAGACGGGTTGCGGCGAGAGATAACGGCATGATCGAGGACGCACTGAGGGTATTCGCACTGGTGGTCTGGTCGGCGGTGTTCGTGGCCTTCTGCCCCGGTGCGGCTCGTGCGCTGAAAGGCGGCGCACATAGCAATATCGATCTGCTCTGCCTGCCGACATGCTTTTCGGCGTTCAACCGGCTGCTGTTCGCCGCCACCGCGCTTCTCGCACCGTCTCTAGTGCCTCTGGCTCAAGTCACCGGCGTGGCCTCAGGAATCTGGCTCGCCATCGTAGGGTATAAGGTGGTGAGGCATGGCGACTGAACCTGTGGTCCCGGTTGCAATTCAGGGGTGGACGACCTCGACTTACCTGCTGGTCGTGCTCAACGGCCTGTTCGCTGGCGGCTTACTGGCAGCGATCGTCAAGGTGTGGCCGCGTCTGAAAGAGATTGCCGCCAATGCTCGCCGGGACGATCTCGACGACCTGCGAGAGCGGATTGTCGTGCTGGAGGGCAAGGTGACCACCGCTGACGCTGCGGCGCACCGGGCTGAACTGAAGCTCGTCTACGCGGTCAACGCGATCCAGCTGCTGGCCGGCGACATCCGCGCCAAGGATCCGAACAACCCGATCCTCAAGCAGGCAAACGACATGCTGAAGCTCGCCACCACGGGCGACCTGGGCATCTGGGAATATGAGCTTGCCGCCGTCTCTAAGGCGAAGGCGACTATGAAGGACGAGGAATGACCCGAGCCGCCATCTTTGATGCCGTGCGTGATGCCGCCCGCCCTGGCTTGTTCAGCGATCCCGGCAACGTCCTCGCGCTTGATAATCTGCTTGACGCTTTTGGCGTGCCTGTGGATGGCAAAGCCGATACCTTCGACCGCTGCTTGGCCGTGATCCTAAAGCACGAAGGCGGCTATGTTGATCACCCAAAGGACCCTGGCGGTGCAACCAACCTTGGTGTCACCAAGGCCACGTGGGAAGGGTACGTGAGACGCGCCGTCAGCAAGGCTGACATTCGCGCGCTGACGATAGAGAAGGTCAAGCCTCTCTATCGCAAGAACTACTGGGATGCGGTGTCCGGCGATAACCTGCCTGCGGGCCTTGCCCTGTGCGTGTTCGACTTCGCGGTGAACGCCGGACCAGCTCGGGCCAACCGCTATCTTCAGGCGCTTGTGGGCAGCGCGCAGGACGGCAAGACCGGCCCTGCGACCGTCAGCGCTGCGCAGGCCTTCGTGGCCGCTCAAGGCGAGCGGACCGCAGTGCAGGCCTATCAGGCAGCGCGGCGGGGTTATTATCGCTCACTGGGCACCTTCTCGACTTTCGGGCGGGGTTGGCTGCGCAGGGTCGATGAGACCGAGGCGGAAGCGCTGGAGATGGTGCAATGAATTTTTGGGAGTTCCTGGACCGTGCGGGGGAGCGCGCCGCAAACCGTCCGCCCAAGCCCTCGCGCGACATCCGCCAGTTCATCGGGTTCGCCTTCTTAGCTGGCTACTACGTCATGGTCTGGCGCTTCGCGAGCGGCGCAGTGCCTGATGGCAACCTTGACCTGATCCGCGATGCAATGCTCACGCTTGGTCCGCCTGTCGGCCTGATCGTCGGTGCCATGTTCCGGTCCGACGCTCGCGAGGAACAGGTGGCGGTCAATACGGGCGAGGCCTTCCGGGCGGTGCGTGCGGCAGCGCAGGCGGGCACTACGGGTGATGGCGCCTTGCGCGATGGCGAGACCGTCACCTTGGAGAAGCAGCCATGATCCGCAAACTGTTGCGCGGCGTCCTGAAGCCCATCCTCGGCAAGCGCAAGGCTGCTGCCGCTGCTGCCGAGGTCGTGGATCATGTGGCGAAGAAGGTGATCGACCGGAAGACCGGTGGCGCTGCGACGAAGCTGGATGATGTGATTTAGTGGCGGGGTAATCTATACCGGCTCCCGCTTCCAAGGCCTGGAGAGGCGTGCTCAGATCAAGTCCTCGCTGTTGCGCATCGCGGCCTGCCTCCGCACCACTTTGCCGGTCGCGATCCAGCTAGGCAGGTGCCGCCTCAAGCCCGATGCCGAAGCAGAGCGGGAACCTAAACTGGCGGCCATCGCGGGTGCGGTCTTACACCGCTGGCATACCTTACGCCCCATGGCCAACTGATCCAGCGCTAGATCAGCACCGTCTTTCCGGCTGTCATCTGCGGTTTATCCGGAGTTTCACCGGCCCGGAGTCTCAGTCGCCTCGTCCGTTCTTCTCGGGTCACCGCAGCATGCGCAGAATCTCACATCACGATTCCGCGCGCAAGCTCGATCAGCATCACCGCCACCAGCAGCACACCAAGAAACCGCAGGTAGGCGCGGGGCAGTCTCACTCGGACAAGGCGGCGTCGATCATGGCAGGCCATACGTCACCGGGGTGCTCGAGCGTGACCTCATCGGCGGTTTCTTCCAGCACCCGAGCCACAAGGTGACCTTGATTATGCTGCCAGGGGAACTCGCTCATGTTGATGGTTCATTCTGTTCGCTGGCGAGGGTGGAGAGGCGGGCGGTCATGCGACGAACGCCGGTGCGTCAGGTTTCGCCTTCCATGAGAGGCCTACCCAACCTTTTGCAGGCCGGTGGGTCACGCCATCCGCGTCAATCACCCGGTGGCTCCCATCCTCAGTGCCGTCGCTTGGCATGACAAACAGCTTCACTGGGTTTCGGATCGTATAGGTGCCGAAAGGCGCATAGGTGTATGTGCGGTATTCCTCGGTGCTGATGTCAATCTCGCTCATGCGGCGGTCCTTTCGAATAGAAGCTTGGGCTCGATGGGGTGCTTGTCGGCACGGGCGCGAGAGGGAACCGACCACGACTTACCCGGCGTCTCAGCGATCATCTTCCATCCAGCGGCCACCAGCGACGTGCCAGGCTCGCGCTTGAGGATGTATGTGCCGATGCGACGGTACCCGAGGGCGAAGGTTGCCCGTGCAGCTGCGCCGTAGAGAAACGAGCACGCGTTCGGGTGTCCGGTGGTGCACAGGCGGGTGACTTCTAAAGTCGCGCCATCGTCACGTCGGCGGGCGACAGGACGGCCCACGATCACAACGCCGACCATCTCTTCGCCTGCGTAAGCTGCAATGCTGAACTTGTGCCCTTGCGGCGGCGTGTGATGGCGATGATGCTCGCGGACGAACGCGGCTGCTTCGTCGAAGGGCAGGGGCTCTATCGTGAGCTTCCGAGGTGTGCCGGATCTGGTGCCATCGCCATGTGTGGAACAGTGCGTGAACAGCGCGTCCTGCGCATGCTGTGAGCCGCAGAACTCTGCGGTTTCGGGCGTCAT